AGCAGAAGTTGACTCCTTAAAAAAAGATCCTGATGCTTTGAATGAATACTACCGTCAGTTTCCTAGAAGTGTATCTCATGCATTTAGGGATGAAAGTAAATCCTCTCTCTTTAATTTAAGCAAAATATATCAACAGATCGACTACAATGACTCACTAATAATGGGTCAGCACGTTACGACTGGAAGATTTTATTGGAAAGACGGAGTGAAAGATACTGAGGTTATATTTAGCCCAGACCCTAAAGGAAGGTTTAAAGTTTCTTGGACCCCAAATAAATCATTAACAAATAAAAAACAAAACCGAAACGGAACTTATTACCCTGTTAATGAACACATAGGGGCTTTTGGATGTGACTCCTATGATATTTCAGGAACGGTAGGAGGAAGAGGTTCTAACGGTGCATTGCATGGATTGACTAAATTTAGTATGGAGCAAGCTCCTAGTAATGAGTTTTTTTTAGAGTACGTTGCCCGGCCGCAGACTGCTGAAATATTTTTTGAAGAAGTTTTGATGGCGTGCGTCTTTTACAGCATGCCTATTTTAGTGGAGAATAACAAGCCGAGACTTTTGTACCATTTTAAAAATAGGGGATATAGAGGATTTAGTATGAACAGACCAGACAGACACTTTAATAAACTATCTAAGGCTGAAAAAGAATTAGGAGGAATACCTAATACATCTGAAGACGTGAAACAATCACATGCCGCAGCTATTGAATCTTATATTGAAAAGTATGTAGGATTAGACCTTGAGGGAACATATAGGGACCCGAATGCTATGGGGACTATGTATTTTATGAGGACACTTGAAGAATGGTCTAGATTTGATATTAACAACAGAACTCAGTTTGACGCTAGTATTAGTTCGGGTTTAGCGGTAATGGCTAATCAAAAAAACCTCTATTTACCTGAACAAAAACAAACCAAAATAAATATTAACTTTGCAAGATATGCTAATAGTGGAATTTACAGCGAATTAATTAAATAGATGAAGGACGTAAAAATAAATATTTCATCTGTAGGTTTTCCAAGTCAGTTTGTATCAGACGCCGAAAAAGCCACCGACCAGTTCGGATTACAGATAGGACAAGCGATACAATACGAATGGTTTAGAAAAGACTCTAATGGGTGTAGATACTACAGTCAGTGGAGAGATTTCAATAGATTAAGACTTTATGCTCGTGGAGAGCAGTCAATTGCTAAGTATAAAAACGAATTAGCTGTTGACGGAGATTTGTCTTATCTAAATTTAGATTGGACGCCCGTCCCTATCCTTCCTAAGTTTGTAGATATAGTAGTAAACGGAATGCAAGACAGACTGTTTAAAGTAAAAGCTTATGCACAAGACGCGTTATCTCAATCTAAAAGAAGTAAATATCAAGACATGATAGAAGGTCAAATGGCCGCTAAACCTGTATTAAGTACGATAAAAGATGAAACTGGATTTGATCCATTTATAATGGACCCTGATGAATTGCCTGCATCCGATGAAGAGCTTTCATTGTATATGAATTTAAATTATAAGCCAGCAATAGAAATAGCGGAAGAAGAAGCTATAGATACTATGTTTGCAGAGAATCATTATGAAGATATTAGAAAACGAATAGACTATGACCAGATGGTTGTAGGTGTAGGCATGGCAAAGCATGAGTTTTTGGCAGGATCAGGAGTAAAAGTTTCCTACGTAGACCCTGCAAATGTGGTATATAGTTATACGGAAGATCCTTATTTTAAAGATTGTTTTTACTGGGGGGAAATAAAAACGGTTGGAATAAGTGAGTTAATAAAAATAGATCCTAAATTAACTAGAGAAGATTTAGAAAAAATATCTCAATATAGCCAAAGCTGGTACGATTACTTTAACACTGCTCAGTATTACGAGAATGATATATTTTATAGAGACACTTGTACTTTAATGTATTTTAATTATAAGACCACCAAAAAAATGGTTTATAAAAAAAAGATTACAGATACAGGGTCTAGTAGAATGATCGAAAAAGATGATACTTTCAATCCACCGGAAGAAATGTTGGAAGAAGGTAAGTTTGAAAAAATAGAAAAGACTATTGATGTATGGTATGATGGTGTTATGGTCATGGGCACTAACATAATCTTAAAATGGGAGCTTGCAAAAAATATGGTACGGCCTAAGTCGTCATCTCAACATGCTTTACCTAATTATGTGGCTGTTGCGCCTAGAATGTATAAAGGGGTAATAGAATCTTTAGTTAGAAGAATGATTCCTTTTGCAGATTTAATTCAAATGACACATCTTAAACTACAACAAGTGATAGCTCGAGTAGTTCCCGATGGTGTGTATATAGATGCCGATGGTTTAAATGAGGTTGATTTAGGTACAGGAGCCGCGTATAATCCAGAAGATGCACTTCGGCTTTATTTTCAAACAGGTAGCGTCGTTGGCCGTAGTTACACGCAAGAGGGAGAATATAATCAAGGGCGTACTCCTATTCAACAATTAACAAGTAATTCAGGGGCCTCAAAAACTCAAATGCTCATAGCAAATTATAATCATTACTTGGATATGATTAGATCAGTTACAGGTTTAAATGAAGCTAGAGACGGTTCGACCCCAAACCCAGATGCTTTAGTGGGTGTGCAAAAATTAGCGGCACTCAACTCAAACACAGCTACCCGCCATATATTAGACGGAAGTCTTTACATATATCGCACGTTAGCTGAAGCGCTAACGTATAGGGTGGCTGATATATTAGAGTTTGCAGATTTTAAAGATGACTTTATAAATAAAATAGGAAAGTATAATGTCAGCATATTAGGAGAAATTTCTCAGCTTTACATCTATGACTTTGGGGTGTTTATTGAGTTGTCTCCCGATGAAGAGCAAAAAGCTATGCTTGAGCAGAATATACAAATGGCTTTATCCAAACAAGATATTAATCTTGAAGACGCTATTGACATTCGTGAAATTAAAAATCTCAAACTAGCTAATCAGTTATTAAAAGTAAAAAGAAAATCTAAACAAGAAGCTGACGAAAAAAGAGAAATGCAAAAACAAGCTATGATTTCTCAACAACAACTTAAATCTCAAGAGATGGCTGCTCAAGTAGCGGTACAAAAAATAGAACTTGAGGCGCAAGCTGAAATGAAAGTAAAGCAAGCTGAAATTGCTTTTGAGATAGAGAAACAAAATAATGAAGCAAATCTTAAAGCTCAGCTTATGAAACAGGAATTTGCTTATAATCAGCAACTTAGAAATGTATCTGAAAACGCTTTAGCTTTTAGAGAAGGGGCTAGAGAAGAGGCTAAAAGTAAAAGAATTAGTCAACAAAACACAGAACAATCTGAATTAATTAATCAAAGAAAAAACAATTTACCGCCTAAAAACTTTGAGTCAAATGAAGATTCTATGGACGGTTTTGACCTTGCGGAGTTTGATCCTAGGTAGCAAAAAACGTATTTCTTTTTTTATTAATTTTGTTTTATAAATCAAATTTAATCAAATGGACATAAAAGTAAGAGAAGTCACCGATGTGGTTGAAAAATCTAAACAGCAAATCGAACAAGAGCTTTTAGATAAACATGAAGCTCAGCAAAAGCTAGAGTTTGATGATAAGCCAGAACAAAAACAGGTAGTTAAAGATGTATCTTCTGAGCCTGAACAAAAAACAGAAGATCCGGTAAGCGAACCAGAGCCTGTCGAAAGTGTTAAAGAACCTGAAACGGAAACACCAAAGACAGAACAAAGTGAGCCTCCGCAAATACAAGAAACAGATGTTCTTTCATTTATTGAAAAAAGATATGGTAAGCAGATTAGTTCTTTAGAGGAACTTACAGCTGAAAGAGAAGAGGCCGAGCCTCTGCCCGAAGATGTAGCTGCTTATTTTAAATATAAAAAAGAAACAGGAAGAAGTTTAGAAGATTATGTAAAGTTACAGCAAGATTTTTCTAACATGAATCCTGACTCTTTGCTTCGAGAGTATTTAACTATAACTGAAGAAGGTTTAGACCCTGAAGACATTGATTCCTTAATGGAAGAATATGACTACGATGAAGAGGTTGATGAGCCAGCAGCTATAAAAAAACTCAAACTAGCAAAGAAAAAAGATATTGCCAAAGCTAAAAAATTCTTTAGAGAACAGCAGGAAATATACAAACAGCCTCTTGAGTCAAGAGAAAGTTCAGCCCCGCCCTCACAAGAATATGAAGCTTATAAGCAATATATGAGTGAAGCTAAAACGCAACAAGAAGAAAGTAACCGCAAGTCTCAGTGGTTTGCGAAAAAAAGCGATGAGTTATTTAATACCGAGTTTAAAGGTTTTAAATTCAAGGTAGATGATTCAGAAGTAATATTTTCTCCTGGTAGCCCAGCTGATTTAAGGAAAGTCCAAGATACTCCAATGAATTTTGTAAATAAATTTTTGGATGAAGGTGGAATGCTTAAAGACGCAGAAGGATACCACCGCTCTTTAGCTATAGCAATGAATCCTGAAAAGTTTGCTCAGTTCTTTTATGATCAGGGCAAATCTAATGCGACTGAAGATGTTATGCGTAAGACTAAAAATATAAATATGACCGAACGCACAGCACCGGAGGTTTCAACTAAAGGAGGAATGCAAGTTAAATCAGTGTCTCAACCTTCGAGTAGAGGCCTGAAAATTAAAAGTATTAAACGAAGTTAAATTTAAAAATTAATTAAAAATTATATATTATGGCTGGACAAGTAAAATCGACTCCAACATTTGCGCTAACACCGAGTTCAGAAAGAACTCCTACAGCTCAAAACTATTTAACCAATGCAGATTTTGATTGGTTAAATCAATATTTACCTGATACGTACGAAAAAGAATTCGAGCGTTATGGTAATAGAACAATCTCTTCTTTCCTACGTATGGTAGGAGCAGAGATGCCTACCAACTCTGACCTTATCAAATGGGCAGAACAAGGTAGATTACATACTAAATATACTCAAGTAGGAAGCGGTGGCATTCAAGGTGCTGACCAAGTGACGTTTCAAGTAAACGATGTGCTAGACCCTACTGCAGCAGAACAAGTTATCAGAATTGGACAAACTATTGTAGTTGTTCAAAATGACGGCTCTGGTTCAAACAAAGCTGTGGTAAGCGCAGTAAACAACGCTGCGGGTGGTAGAGGCCAGTTTACAGCAGACTTTTATGAAGGCGCTGGAATGGTAACTGCAGGAACAGGTGTAGGTAATTCAGATGTTACTGTATTTATTTACGGATCAGAATTTAAGAAAGGAACTGCTGGAATGGTAGGTTCTCTTGAATCTAACGATTTCATCTTTGACAATAAGCCTATTATCATTAAAGATACTTACAATGTATCTGGATCTGATATGGCTCAAATTGGCTGGGTAGAAATAACTACTGAAGATGGAGCAACAGGATACCTTTGGTATTTAAAATCTGAGCATGAAACAAGACTTAGATTTGATGATTATTTAGAAACTGCAATGATTGAAGCCGTACCTGCAGAGCAAAACTCTGGTGCTGCAGCAATCTTAGGTAGCTCAGGAGCTGCTGCTGATCCAGGAGCTGGTTCGGATGGTATATTTTATGCTGTTCAAAACAGAGGAAATATCTGGGATGGTGGTAACCCAACTACATTAGCAGACTTTGACAATGTAATTAGTAGACTTGATAAGCAAGGAGCAATTGAAGAAAACGTATTATTCGTTGACAGACAATTTGCTTTTGATATTGATGATATGTTAGCTGCTCAAAATTCTTATGGAGCAGGTGGTACATCATACGGTCTATTTGACAATGACGAAGAAATGGCTTTAAATTTAGGATTCTCTGGATTCAGAAGAGGTTACGACTTCTACAAAACTGACTGGAAATACTTAAATGACCCTACTATGAGAGGTGGACTTCCAACAGGAGCAGGATCAGGACGTGTAAACGGACTACTTGTACCAGCTGGATCAACTAGTGTTTATGACCAAATTCTTGGTAAAAACGCTAAGAGACCTTTCTTACATGTTCTC